TTGCTGCTTCCTCCGTCGCCTTACGGCCTGCCTCGTCATTGTCGAAGAACAGGACAATCTCCTCATAACCCTGGAGCCAGGGGATAGCCCGTTGAATCGATTTCCTTGCCGCTGCGGCACCGCTAGGTAGAGATACCATCGGCCACCCCGGCATAGCTTCTTGACATGAAGCCGCATCGAGTTCGCCTTCTGTAATGACAACTCGTTTTCCAGTGGCGGGAAACAAATGTTGTCCAAAGAGTGTTCCGGGGACATTACCTTCGTAAGTAAATACTTTGTCTTTAGTCTTGATCTTGCATCCTTCTAATACTCCAGACTCACTGAAGTAATGGAAGCGCAGCACGTTACCATCCTTGTGGATACGGTATTGCTGGCAGACTTTCTCTGAAATGCGTCGTTTCTGCAGCCGCTCGGCTGAGCCACGCATCTGTATATTGGTGGACATTTGATGAATGTGGACATCTTGTTCGGTGTGACCGTACGAATTGCACGAAAAGCAAAAAGTGTGCCCATCAGAATACAAAGAGTTTGCATCTGATGAGCCACAGGTCTCACACGGCAAGTGCCTCACGAACTCGCTCTCGGAGTTTTGCGTATGCATCGGCTTGTCGTTCGTGATAATCAAACCATTCGTCAACGGCAGTTAGGAATCCTTGTATGATGCTATCAGCAGTGGCAGGATCTTGCCCATCAACATCAGCAAGTAGATCGCTGAAGTGTTCACAATAGAACTCAGGAGTGCCGTACTTTAGGTGAGCCATTCGATTGGTATGGTGGTGTAAGAGGTCCAAGGGAATCCTTGCTTCTCTGCCCATTTGGCATAGGTAGTCTTGGATCCCTTGTAGATTTTATTAAAGGGTGCTTGAAAGACGAATCGAATATCTAAGTCGGGATTGCTCTTCTTTACTGCAATCATCTTCCGTCGATCCTCGCTCGTCAGGCGTCCTTTCACTTCGAGAAAGATGCCATTCGGTAAAAGAAAGTCGGGGATGTAGTTGCATTGTAGGACGTATGCAAGTTTGTGGTTCTCATATTCGTAAGGTACCTTCAAGCTTTTGAGAAGGCTTGCGACCTTCTCTTCTAAGCCTGAACGAAACATCAGAAGTCGTCTTCCTCAGAGGTTTCCACCAGAGGCGTCACGTTGGGCTCAGAGGCTTTGAAACCCTGAGTGGTACCGAACATAGCAGCCACGTCTTCAGCAGCCATGTCGCCGGTGTCAACAGCCGCAGACGTGTTCAACGACACAAGCTGTACACCAACAAGCTTCAGAGACGTGCCATAGGTGACACCATCCTTGAGGATGTAGGGTTTCTGATAGAAGGCGAGCTTCACACGACTACCAGAGTACATAGGAATAGACTCGTCGGTGATGTGAGTACCCTCAGTATCAACAACGGGAGGCTTGCTATCTTCATTCCAAGAAAACTTAACCTTGTACTTGCCTTCAGACACCTCTTCCCAAGGCTCAGGCTTGAGGGTAGAACGCTTAGGATTCTTCAGCTTAGTCTCTGCCCATTTGAGAGACTCAGCACGATCTTCTTCCAGCGCATCAACGATGGTAGAATCGACAATAGCAGACAACGAATAGCCAAACTTGCTAGGCTTCAGTACAGCTTGGTAACCTTCAAGGACAACAGGCTGTTCGGTTTTGTGGATGGTGCGGGTCATTTAGGTGGAAAGATAATTGATTGCGGTACGGAGAAACTCTTCGGAATCTTTGAATTTACCAAGACCTGTGTTACAGTCGTGGCAAAGTATCCCTCGGACTTTTCCTGTTGTATGGCAGTGGTCTACGCATAAGTAGTTCTTCCCTTTTAAAGGGTTGGTTTCACCACAAATGGCACAGCCACCGCCTTGATCTTCAAGCATCCTCTCGTAATCATCAATAGTTATACCATATTTCCGTTTTATTTGGTAATGAAATGATGTACGAGGGCAGCGTTTTCTATTGGCATCAACTACAACCTGAGTGCAGGCTTTGCACCACGATTGAAGTTTATCCTTTGTCTGTGGGTGCGCTCTAAATTCAGATAAATCTTTTTCCAGGGCACATTTAATACAGCGTTTCATATTCTTCTTCATATTGTTGGTAGCGTGGCTCCTATTTATGGAGCAAGGCTAAGCCTCAACAGAAGAAATATGTGCTTTCGATAACCGACTCAGGCTCTAAGTCTCCGATGATCGGTGGTTCAGTCTCTGCCCCTATCTGTTGGGCAAAGTCTCGTAGGTAATCATGCTCTGCAAAGAGGTGCATGTAAGTCTCTCGCACGATAGAGCTGAGAGTAGACATGTCCGTTGCACGACAAAGCACAGAATCGTGAATAAGAGCAATAGGTGCGTTGAATCGCAACGCTGCCAGGTGGAGAAGTGATGCATCCAATGAATGAATCAGATTCGGCGCTGTTGCGTTCTTGTGATGTTGTTTGTCAACCTGCTGGCTATCATCAACGGCTACGCTAAGCTGACAACGACCAAGCAATTGAAGGTTGATTGTTACCTTCTGCTTCTTCATCAGCTTCTGCACAACGACAAACCCAGATGGAGTAGTCCACTCTAGCTCTGTCTTACCGTTGTCAATAGCCTTGGCGACTTCTTCCTCAATCCATGACATGACAGCCATAGGACCAGGTACGACAACCTCCATAGCATCTCTTACTGCTTTAACTGTAGCGGTAAGATCGTCTTTCTCAATCTCAATACCCTTTTCCTTCAGTGCGTCCTTGATGTATCCACGATTGGAGAAAGGTTTAGCATTGTAAGGCACTGTCATGACTACTCGCTTCACCACCTTTCGGCATAGGTGAGGCTGGATAGATTCAGGACAATGAGGTTTAGCAACCTCTGCAACTACCTTGTAAGCATCCTGTGGTTTATCGCCAGGCAGGACGTTAACAAGACGTGCAGTTGACTTATCTCTAGCTAATCCAGCTAGGATCTGAAGACCACTACAAGTAGCATCAGTAGCAACAAACAATCCTGTAAAGTTTCGGTCACAAGCAACGACACAATGGTAATACTCTTCACAAGCTGCAAGGAATTGCCAAGGTTCATCAGCCGACTCCCAATCAGAAAGACAACCAATAGGATCTAAAGCTATTCGCTTGATGAATGTGCTATTATCCTTTACCCATTGCAGTCTCTCCTGCATTGGAGCTTTATCAAGACCGAAAGTAGTAGCTACTTGAAACGCTAACCAGTCTTCAGCTTCAGGAGTCATGAAAGACTCTTCATAACTTCTCAACAAACTTTTTCCAAAGTCTGTATCTTGTGGAGTTAAGAAGGCAGGGATTGGGTATGCTCTACCTCTGTAGTCAAAAGACCACGGAATATAGAACTTATCCTTTTCCTTAAACCTCTTCACTGCTTCCATAGTCATCCGAGTTCTACATGACTTCCTAAACTCTTGAGCTTGTAGATTCATTACTTCCGCTACCTGTCTTCTATAAGACTTTCTAGCTTCTGCATTCTCTGCAATATCTACTGGTTTAGGAGGTAAGGGATGATCAGCTATAGGTAAGAACTTACCAACTGCTCTTCCTAACTCATCTAACTTCTCAGCTACTTCTACAATAAAAGGATTTAAGCGGTAAGAAACCTTTTGAATCTTGTTTAAAAACTCTAGGGGTTTCTCCCCCTGTATACGGCAGTCATGTCCTCTGCGGACTAGATCATGACCGTTCATTACCTCATTCAGAAGGTACCCACCAGCTGATTCATTTGTCCAGTCATTTGGTGGGATAAGCATAGGCCACGCAAGAGGACTGAATAACTCAGCATCACGCATCAGTGCGTCCTTGATGTCCATAAAGGCTGCGCTTGGGACAACGTACTGTGCAGTCTTTTTGCCTTCTCGAACGTTGAACTTTTCGAACCAGCCGCTAGTCTGCATGATGCAATCAAGTAGCCAACCTCCAAGTTTAACGCGGTTATCTCTGCCCCAGCATTGCCATTTCTTGACATCATAGCGGTTCATCAAGGTACGAATGACAACAAGCTTTTGGTGTGTACCAATAGATCGGTGCCAATAGTTCTCCTTGAGCGTGTTTAGAAGTCCAGGCGCATTTTCTTCATAGTGACGCATCTGACACTCATCCTCAACCGCATGTCCAATAGCATCACACACGTTAACAAGCTGGTTAGCTTTATCTTTGTATGAGAATACCTTATCGAACGTTATCTTGAGTGCAATAGTAGCAGATGCTAATGGTTCTAGCTGTGATACATAAGTTTTAATGAGCTGAAATTGATGCCCAGTACCACGAGTTAGCCTATCATGTGTAGTATCCTCAATGTATTTTACTACAACGGGAAGGAGTGAGTCAATAGACGCTGCACCATACACACTAGCAGATGCATACTCTTTGTTCTCTAAATCTCGTGTGTTCTTGTGAAGCTTCTGTAGCCCCTGTGAGATAGCTTCACGCTCGAACTTGATCTGTGCATCAATCTCTGCTTGTGTCGTCAATAAAGCTATCCTCGTCGGTGTGAATGTGATAAAACTGAGCTAGTTCAGGATAATCCTCTTCAAGCTCATAGAACTGTTCAATCGTAATCAATGACATCAGTGTTTCCGGGTGAAATGTAGTGAATTGCAGAGTCAGTACAGACGGTGAACTCAGCACCCTCTGACATCAAACGCTTAACCTTGGCTTCAGCAGCATACTGCTTTTGATAGACATACTCTTTGATCTTACCACGAGGAGTCTCTTCACGTATGATACAACACACAGAAGATGGCAGCTCCCAACCGGCTACCTTCCAAGACATAACTTCCTCAAATGTATGAGGTTCAAACATCTCATCAGGTGCATCTTTGTAGTGCTCCCAGTTGTTAGGGTAATACTTACCACTCATCAGCTTGCCTCACATTGATTAGTTCATCGTTGCGTTCTTGGGACAACTCTAGAGCTTGCCATGCTGCACTCTCAGAGTCGGGCGCTAGCAGATGCATAGTGCCTGAACTTAGGGTCACCTCGTATAGGCGTGGCGGATGAATGTGATTCATGATGTTGTGCGTTTACGAGTTGTACGTTTGGGAGGAGTTTCTGTTGGTGCGTCCTTGAGATCTTGATCAGCATCTGTTTGCTGTACCTTCAGGCGGAACTCATCACGTAATTCGATATACTGATCGGTAAACTTTCCAACGTTTGTGTAATGATGTAGCCAACATTCTACAGCATTGAGTAGCAACCATTCGCGTGATTCAGTCATGTAGTAATTACTTCTTTGTAGTCGTATTTGTCAATCATGTTGCCACACTTTTGGCATTGGGATGCACTCCAAGAGAAATGATAGACGCGACGGAGAGCATTACATGTACACATGATTAGTTTACCATCACGTCCAGCGCGAGTGTAGCGTGTGATTGGTTTGGTTTTAGTCATCACTTAGTCAGCTGTTTCTCGTATTTAGTTACAGCACTATTCGCACGGGAATAAACTGCAAGCGTAGACAATAAACCTACGCAGCCAATGACTGCGAGGATGATGTTAGTTTCAGTCATATTTGGAGATAATTTGTACAACGTAAAGATGGTCAGTGTAGCCTAACTCAAATTGCTCAAAGGCTACATACTCTGCCTCATCTTTATCTTTGAAGTAATCCACAACTTCATCGTCTTGAAGTACTGCGTACATAATCAGAAATACTCAGGGTAGATGTGTGGATTGTCCATAATCTCGTGCACATGATACTCAAGTTCAGACTCTTGGAACTCACCAGACATAGCAAGTAGTGTCATCAACTCTTCAAACTTTTGCTCTTCACTCATAGTCATACTCATCAATTAGTGCAAGTTGATTGAAGATGTTAGTGTTCCAATCGTGCATTGCATTTTGACTACGGTTGGCAAACCAGTAAAGTGCATTGATTAGAGTTTCTCTAGCAACCATCAGTTCATCCAAGAAATGTCATCGTCAGGAACACGTGATACAAAGTAGACATCAAGATTAGGATGCAGCTTAGTTGCTGTTTCGTATGCTTGTGACTTTGTATCTTTCCAGTATAGTAACTGTTGATTGCGTTGCTGTTTGGTATCGTAACCAACAACACGCCAGAGTAATTCAGTAGTCATTGCTGCGTCCTTGTGATGTATGTGAAATGAGGTTGTTTGTACTTAAGCGACGCAATACTCCTCACAATCTTGTACAATTGACTGACAATAAGTCTCAACGACAAACCAAACTGCATGTGTCTTGAGTGACATAATGTCGGTAATCTTGGCGTGTTTGATGAGAGTTACCATCCACTCATCACCGAGCATGTCATAACAAACATCCTCAATGTCATCCTCGTATTCATTAAAGAAATCGTTGCACTCTTTGTGATAGATGAAACCAGACACACCACCACTACACCCGTGGATAGCAACATCGTTAATCTCAGTTACATCGTCGAAACGCTCAGAGAGTACTTTGGTGAGACGCTCAGTGTAGAATAGCATTGTGGGTGAAATGATGGTGTGAAAGGTTAACTAAACTCAGCCAACGACAGTGTACTGATTGCCCTTGCAATATGCATTAACAAACTTACCAGCGGACTCAATCTCGCCAAACAGGAAGTCAGTGATTGCTTCACCGTTCACGTTCTCATACAGGAACGACTTGGCGTTGTTGATATACTCAACGAGAACTTGGTTAGTTGCAATGTTGAGCTTCAGGCTACGGATAGCGGAAGATTGCAGGTTGTCAGCTTGGAAAAACATGGTTGTGAATGTGTTAAGTGTAAAGTCGAGTGTAACGAGACACTCAGTGAACGTAGCTTTGAGAGCTACAGAAAACCACCGAAGTGGCTTAGTGTAGATATCAAACGAGCGCTAGCGAGTTACTCAAGCAAGTGCAAGATTCATCCCGAACTCTTGCTTAACTCGATCAGCGTTGATGATGTTAGCGTTAACCCAGAAACCAAGAGACATGTTAGGATTGAGCTCAAGGTTAAGGATAGCACGACGGCTAACATTGCTGTAACGATACCACAAACCGTTGGTGAACTTGACGTTAACACGCCCAAGGAAGATGTCGGTAACGATGTATTCAACAGCGGAAGAAGTACGAGTGATGAGCATTTTGTGAATGTGTTAACTGAATGGATGAAGTAGCTAAGAGAGCTACAGAAACCCATCAAGTGTGATGGGAAAGTGTAACTTACTAGGCGTAGGTGTTGATGTACTCGTCAAGAGACATGTCGTCATCAACGCTAGTCTCAGCAACTAGCTCGTCATCGGTGAACGTCCCAAGCATTGCACGATACTCTGCAGGAGAAGGATCAACGTCGGGATCGAAGTCGTCATGACAAAGATACTCGTACTCTTGAACAAGAGCATCGATGAGCTGAGAGCGGCTGGCGGTGGTGTTGTTCATGCTTTTAGTATGGCACAGGTTGGTGGAAAAGTCAAGGGGTAGTGGACAGTTAATTGAGTGGTTGGTAGTACGCATGAACTACGGCATCACTGACTTCGCTATGCTGAACCCCGTTAATCTTAGCGGGTTTGTTACGCTTAGCCTTTGGTACTCTATCACACCACAACAGAGTGCGGAGAGGTTTGGAGTTGAGCGTGAATGTGACATCTTTAAGTCGAACTTTGTGAGACAATGGTTTAGTGCGTTGAGTCATGGTTAGTTATATTTAAGCGAACATGTAACCGTTAACAAATGGCTCAACATTGAACACCTTGGATGTACCTGCCTGTCCTACAAACTTATGCACAAACCACTCGAAGTTCTTCTGAAAGATACCCTCACCTGCAATGCAGAACGTATTACAAATGGCATTGAGTCGTGACTTAGTGGTGTTAGATTGCCAACCACCATCGAATAGCTCAACGTATGTATCAGTTACTGTTGCGATGTGGTTGTTGTGAAGATATACCCAAGTCACATCATTGATGGTGATAACTTGAGTATTGCCACTCTTCCAGTCTTTACCCTTGGTGATAGCATCGCACATCTGGCGTTCAATCTTGCGCATGTTCGTCTGTCTCATCTGTATGCATACAGTATGGCACAGCCTCAAGCCGTTTGGGGAAGATGGTGGACAGCTTGCAAAGTGGCGCTCAACTGGCGCTAAAGGGCAGACAGATGTTTTTGCGTTTATGCGCATACAAGCATAACGCTACCTTGCTTATTGCAAACCATTCTCAATAAGGCAAACGCTCATAGATATAGCTAACTCCCGCTCGCGCCGCTCACTTCGTTCGCTTTACGCTCGCTCCCCCAGCGCCAATGATGAGGCGGCGTTGTACATTATAGCACGGCGCAAAGGAAGCGAGGCGTAGCCGAGCGGCATAATCAGCAATTGTGATACCCCTATGGGGGGATTGATAGGGGTTGCTTATATGATATATGGGTTAACAAATTTCTGTCAAAAATTAAGACCCCTTGTTAACGCCCCTTTAACGCCCTTCAACAGTATCATCCGGGGAAACGTACCAAGGAGCGGTTAAACGCATCTCAGGGAGGCTTGTAGACGTGTCTGAGGGGCTTTCACGGTAGACCGGAGTAACCATATCGGGTAAAGGTGGTAGAGGCAGCTCGCTGGCTCGCTGGACGACCTCCTTAATTGCCTCATCAACGGTTGTTTTAACCCGATAATCAATAATTTTCTCTTCTACCCAATACAGAAGCCCTAAAAGGAGGTGATCCCAGTAAGGGATACCTCTTTTCCAAGCTTTATAGAGTGTTTTAAACTCGTTTAACCTTAATCTTGGTTCCACAGGTCGAGTGGATGAGAATTCATTCGAGTTCACGAGACCACATTGCTTCTGAGACGTTTGGAAGGTGTTGATACAGTAAATCTTGGATTTGACCAGCTATTTGAGCGTGTTCCGCCTGTGTACCGTTACTTGTACGCAGTTCACAGTAGTGTAACCAGCTTCTAATACTTCCATTCATGTACATTCTAGTAGGTGTAGAGACGGGGAGTACTTCTCTTGCACACTCCTTTGCTACACCACAGTCTAACATACGTTGGTAAAGGCGGTAAGCGTCAGCATAGAGCTTCATAGCGTCGTATTGAAGAGTATTAACCAATACGGGGTCTAGATCATCTACACTATTCTGTCTATTCTTTTGATCCTGTCTACGAAGGTTAGGAATTTGGGGGAGTTCTTCTACTCGTGCATACCGTTGGGAGAACTCTTGAAAGCTAAAGGAACGGTGTCTAAGGATCTGTGCAGCAATAGAACGAGTGGTATTAATCTCAACACACATGTTCACCATTTCAAAAGGTGACCAATGTTTATGATCAATAAGGTACTTAATTAGTTTAGCACTGGTCTCAGTGTTTGACTGGTTAGAGGGATTAGATACCCTTGCCATGTAACTAATTAGTTCTTCAGCGTTGGGAGTGATGTGGATGAGTTGAACACAGTGAAACGAAGGTTGAACGGAGTGGGACATAAAGGTGGTGGTAAAGGTGGGAAGGTACTACTAATTCATTAGTCCATACAGTAGGTTACAGTGTTCTAATATTCACAAGATTCAAAAGGGGGAGGAGAATAAGTAGAATAAAAGTTCTCAGAACCAGTGTGTCTTTAGAAAAAAGGGGTAATGAGAGCTTGTCTCGAATTACCCCTCCAGGTTCGTGGTCCACCCTTCCACTCCCCTGTATACGTCAGTCATGTTATCTAAACCCAGTTGGGGACTGAGTTTTTACCACCTCCTCTTGCTTGTCTTTTTTGCTCTAAATTCATACCTAAAACGATATGATTTGTCTCTGATTGAGGGTCGTCAAAAAAGGCTTCAAGCATGTCGTTCCACTCCTCACGTTTACGTTGTTTAATAGCTTCGTGAGCAGAGATAGCCAAGGCATCTGTAAAGTATTTTACACCTTGAGCTAAACAGTCTAGTCTATCGTCGTGACGGATTGCTCCTTTTTCACGACACATACGACTCATCTGGTAGAAGAGCATGTAAAGTAAACGCTCTTCTGGGGCTTGATCTGGGTTTGACTTGAAGTCCCATTCAATAACACTGCGATCAACCACAAGGCGATGCTGATTAAGGATAGGCTCAAGGGAATCAATAATACGGTCTTCTTTACGGACATTAGCCCTGACTTCTTCGATGTCAATGAGTTGATTGGTTTGTTGGAGGTGTTTTTTAAAGAGTTCACCGACGATACCATCACCAAAGTTAGTTTCAATAAGAAGTTTCTTAACGTTATACTTCTTACAACCTCTTAGAATGTCCAACAACGTGTTGTCTGAGTATCCTTCCTTGTAAGCTCGCATCTCATGCAAGTACAAGAAACCGTTTCGTTGGGAGATAAAAGCTGCTGCTGTCTCATCTGAGCCTCTACCCGACGGATCAACAGAGCATATTGTTTCTTGATAAGAATCCCACTCTCCTTGGAGCTGCATTGGAGAGTAGAAATAATCTCCAGGTAGTCCGACAGTTGGTAGATCTTTGATGACGTTGGAGGGATCGGAGCACCAAACAACGGATTCAGGGGCAGTAGTGGGGTTAACGCTAGTGACAACAAGGTCAGCGCATTTAAGGGGGAACTTTTCAGCATCACTAAGGCTAGTATCAAGCATGAACTGCAACATAAAGTTGCTACGACCCATAGATGCTTCACGTTCTATTAGGTCTTCATTGTCAAAACGGTCAGGATCTGTTACTTCCCACTTGTCTGCACCGTTATCGATGTCTTCAACAAGCTGAGGAGCAAGTAAACCTTCGTATTGACTGACTTTACGTGGGTATCTAGCAGGCCAAACAAACGGTTTATAGTTACGTTCAGCTAGTTTACGGTAAATGGTAAAGGTAGTCTGGGGTGTACCAAGGTACATAATCCTTGAATCCTGTTTAGGAGTAAGGATTGATTCAGCTTCAGTACACAGTTGGAGGAGCTTTTCTCTCATGAACTCTGTCATGGAGTTACCAGGAACCTCAATGTCATCAAGAATCATCAGGTCAGCACGACTACCAGTCAACTGACCCGTGATACCAACTGATTTAACTGACGGAGCCTGGTGAGGAGGGCATTTAATATCAAAAGAAATACGAGACCACCGAGCTGAATCATCGTTTGGTTGCATATGTTTCAGCCATGGTGTCTCAATGATAAGCTTTTGAAGAAAGATAGACATGTTATCAGCTCGCTCTTTTGAAGCGGAGATAATCATGATCTTCTTTTCATTGTCTTTAAATAAAGTCCAAAGGACAAAAGCCCCAGTAATCCAAGATTTACCAACTCCTCGAAAAGCCTGGATCTGTAGACGCTTAGGACCGTGTTGTAGGTAGTCGGCAATTGCATACTGAGCACGGGTTGGATTCGGCAGGTCTAGCTGATTCCATAAAGCTTGAAGGAAAATCTTAAAGTCATCCTTTAACAGCTCTAATGTATTCATCGTTTCTCCAGGTTTTAGGACCGTGTGGTTGATTAGGTAGGTGTTGTTTAACAGTAAATCCTTGTCTATCTTGGACAAACAGTGGGTGGGATTTAAGGGATTCGTATTGAATATCAAACCATCGACTAGGATCAAGCGTCCGCTTTAACAAGTCAATGTATTCATAGCAATGTTTAACGTAAGATGGGTAGAAGTTAGGATCACTGCAGTAATCAGCATACCATTCAACACGTTCCATACTGGCTACAATATCACCAGGAGTACGGTACATAAAAGCAAACTTAGCAGTTGGTAAAAGAAATGATAACTCTACAACGGACTTAAGAAGAAATGGAGCTTGAACAACAGCATTATCCGGTAAAGGTAGCTGATATTCAAGCTCATCAACAAATACACCGCCAAGGTCAGAGCAAAGGATGTGGCTAGCAATGCGTGAGCCTGCTCTCTGTGGTCCTGTAACGATGATTGGGTGGGTCATAGGTACAATCTAGCACGTAAGGGGGTGGAAGGGGGTTAACGGGGCTTGTAGCGCCCTCCTAGCTTAGATACTAAATCATCAAACATCGATAGTTGATCTTTAGGCAAGGTTGAACGATGTCGAGTAATGAAATCTTCGACAATTCGTTGTGCTACACGTTTTTGAGGTTTAACTGATTCGACAATATAATTATTAAATATGTCCATCAGTTCTGTAGCATTTTTAGCATCCTTAACCATTTCTCGAACTTGTTTTCCAGGAATCTCTAAACCAAATTCTTGGAGTAGTGCATGGATATTTAAGGATTTATCGAGATCAGTGCTACCAGGTGCTGCAGCGATGTGAGATCTTCCAGGAGCATCCAACATATTTTTGCGGGTATTACCCATAGTCACATCCAACATATCTGCCCATGCAAACATATTGACCAAATCATCTTCATCTGCTGCACCTTTAGAGATAAGATCTTCCATTTTTTCGACAAATGGATAGGATTGTGCTTTAGCAAATAAATGGTGTTGATGTGCTGTACGTTGTGGATCCAATGGATCGTAAACTTTGTAACGGTTCTTTTCAAATACAATAGGATCGTTGGGATCATAATCCAATGTTGAACCTTTACCAGCTAACTCTTTTTTGTATTTTGCAGCTGTTTTACCTTGAGCCTCTCTTCGAGCTATGTTAGATTGAACTTCATCCAATGCTGCCGCTCGTCGATCTAAAGCACCCCTAAATTCAGGTTGTTGCGCAACATCTTGAACCATTCCCGGTGCTCTAAATTTAGGATCTACAGTAATCTCCATTACTTGTGGACTGAGATCTAATTTAGCAGCTCCACCACGAAAGGAAGTTGCAGGAATCCCACCAGCCATAGCCGGTGTCAAACCTGGTGGCATCATCATAATGTCATCAGGTTCCACACGTGGTTTGGGGATTGCTTTAGCGCCACGAATTACAGGTTGGGCAGATTTAGCCAATCCTGGACCAGGTATCGCAGCACCTAAAGCAAATCCTGTTACACCGCCTAGAACAGGACTACCAGTGGCTTTTCCTACCCTTTCTCCTACAATTTGAGCACCACGTTCTGCAACACCAACTGGTGTTTTTTGAAAACCACGTTCAAATGTTTCAGCAACAACATCTAAAGCTTGACCAATAGGTTTTGGGGTAAGTGCTCTGACTTTTTCAGTCACATCTTCATAAGCTTCAGTAACTGTTCGAGCAGCACCACCGATAATATCAATAATTGTTCTATACGGCATTACTTAATATGTGATAAAATAAGATTTTCTCTAGGCGTATGCCCAAACGTCTGTCTCATCCACGTGAGCCAGTTATTCGTTCCTTTGTTCTGATTACATTTCCTGCAGGATGGAACCAAGTTTCTTGTGATAGTTTGTCCTCCATTAAAACGAGGTATAACGTGATCAAGAGTAAGTTCATGTAATTCATAAGTTTCTCCACAATAGACACATTGACAATTGAAGTGTTCCTTAATGGCTTTACGCCACATCCGTTTAGCTTCGGGACTTGTCATGGTTATTAAATTTTGCAGGTAGTGATCAGGACTTGGGAAAAGCGGGGTCATGCTTTTTTGCCTTTACGGGCTCTGTTTTTAGAAGCAATTTCTAGGACTGTAGATCCATCCTTTTTATGGGATACATCTTTACCGTCACCATTCCCGTAGGTTCCACGCTTTCTGTTTTCCTTATTAAGCTCAGTACGCTTTTTAATTTGTAGTTGACTAGAGTCATACTTTTTTTGATATGACTTGTAGTTACCGTTAGCGTACTTAGGACCACTGTATTCAGACTTTCGAGCCATACAACCTCCGCTGAACAAGTGACGGATCAACTGTTGGCATAATTGCAGCCAACTTATCAAGGGAGTTACCATCCATAGCAACTCCACTAATGTCATTCTTGGCTAGCCAGTCACACGCTGCCTTAAGGTCTTGTGTGCTGGCTTCACCTGATTTGATGCGTTGAAGGAACTCAGTTGTCACGAGGTTATGAAGCTCGTTAAACATATCCT